GGTTCCATATGTTTCAATCCACCCATTCTACTTTGGGAACCCACGACACAGCATTTGCGGAAGGGCAAAGGAGCGCGGTGTTGTTTATCCGCAATCAGTTGATCGATCAGAAACCAGTACCTACGCACACACCTATTCAACACACCCTGGAAGAACAAATAGAGGAGTAACATTACGTGGCAGACGAACAGGTAGCGGTGTCGGAAACGGCAGCACCGTCTGAGCAACCGGCAGCAGAGCCGGTAGTCAGTCAAACCGAAACGGCAAATTGGAGAGATAGTTTGCCGGACAGTATTAGAGGACATAAAAGTTTGGAGAGCATTGCCGATGTAGGCAGTCTCGCTAAAGGCTATGTCCATGCACAAAGTTTGGTGGGTACAGATAAAATCCCCGTGCCAGGGAAATGGGCAACGGACGATGACTGGAACCATGTGTATAGCAAACTTGGCAAACCAGAGACCATCGAAGGGTACAGCTTTGAAACGCCGGAAGGCGCACAAGTTGATCCCGACATGATGGAGTGGTTTAAGGGCACTGCACACAAGGCCGGTTTAAATCCTGGTCAGGCACAAAACTTGTTTATGGATTACCTGACACAGATTGGGGAACGCCAGGCGCATACCGAAGGAGTGCAGCAACAGGCTATGTCGGATAGTGTAAACGCTCTGAGACAGGAGTGGGGGCAAGCCTACGATCAGCGGGTGAATTTTGCTACGCAGGTGTTTAGGAACTTTGGTGCGGATGAGGTCGATCAGATCGCGTTGGCAGATGGTTCACGCCTGGGAGACAACCCTGGCGTTATAAAGTTACTGTCTAAAGTCGGACAGTTTATGAATGAAAAAATGGGTGAGGATTCCATTGCGGGTTTGGGTCAAACTGGCGTATCTACGCCGGATGAGGCCCAGGCAAAACTGAGGGAAGTAACCGCACAAGGTTCTCCCTATTGGAACGCAAAACATCCAGAGCATAAGTGGTATGTCGATGAAGCTCTACGTTTGCGTGAGCAGACTATTGTTAAGCAGCAATGATCGATGCCACAGAAAAGGAATTAGCCGGCATTCGTGAAGCTGCGAATGCAGGTGCCGAGTATATTAAAGAGTTGGGTGTGTACGACCTCAAGAAACTGATCGATGCCCAGCTAGATCAGTTTGCCAGGTGTATATGCAATCGTTTTGTAGAACACCAGGCAATGGATGGATAACCGCAAGGCCCAACCTGCAAGCCTGTAAGTCAGGTCGCCTATCAGGCGTTAAATGTAGATAGTCCGAAAGGATAACTATTGAGCTAATAACTGTTTATTTTCAATAACTTAGGGAATAAAAGCAATGTCCGTACAGATTACTACGGCCTTTGTCCAGCAGTTTAGCTCAAATGTTCAATTATTGTCTCAACAAATGGGTTCTCTCCTCCGCAGTTCTGTGGCGGAAGAATCTGTGACAGGAGAGAAAGCCTTTTTTGAACAGATAGGTTCGACTGCTGCGGTAAAGCGCACGACAAGGCATGGGGATACACCCCTTGTTGAGTCACCCCATAGTCGCCGTATGGTAACTATGGATACTTATGAGTGGGCAGACCTCATCGATTCGGCTGATAAGGTGAGATTACTTATCTCGCCTGAAAGTCAGTACGCTCGTAGTGCTGCCGCTGCGATGGGAAGGGCCGTTGACGATTCGATTATTACAGCGGCTACAGGAACTGCCAAGACAGGGAAAGCTGGAGCAACTTCAACAGCGATTGGCTCTGACCAGCAAATCGCAAACGGCTCCGCAGACATGACTCTGGCAAAACTCATCCAGGCGAAGAAAATCCTCGATTTAGGAGAGGTGGACCCTAGTATACCTCGGTATATTTGTGTTGGCCCCAATCAAATGGAGGCTCTTTTGAACCTGACAAGTGTTACGTCTAGCGATTTTAATACGGTAAAATCTTTTGCCTAGTAGTCAGGAAACTGGTTACCGAAAACGACTCAAATTCGGGGAAGCCTTTAACATGGTGATCCCGAGCCAAGCCTGGAGACAGGAAGGTGTAGAGACTAGATGGGTCGGGCCCTACGGGGTCAAGGGATAGTCCAGCGCACAAACAGCGTAAGCTGGTAGTGAAAACTATAGTGTGATGAAAAGCGTTAGTACGTGGCGAAATTGACACATATCTCGGCTTCAAGTTCATCGTCAGCAACCGGCTTGCGATTGCATCCAATATCCGCACATGTTTTGCGTGGGCACAGGATGGAATCAAAGTTGGTATGGGCGCGGATCTTACTTCTCGGATTGATGAGAGAGCCGACAAAGCATACTCAACGCAAGTCTTTTGCACACAAACCTTTGGAGCTGTCCGTATGGAAGAGGCCAAAGTAGTGCAAATCGACTGCGATGAGTCGGCGTAGGGGGTACTAGATAATGGCGACAGTATATAGCACCCAAGAGACCACTCTAACCCAGGATGATCCTTCTGATTTCGTTAAAAACAACGAACTCAAAGGAACCGTCCGTGTTGCACATGGCGTGTACGAAGCGAGTTCTCTGGCCTCAGGTGACGTAGTTAATATGTTCACCTTGCCGGACGGGGCTCGGATCTTACATGGCCAACTGGCGCACGATGCGTTAGCGTCATCTACAACTCTTAGCGTGGGTCATGCTGCATATGTTAATGCTGCTGGCACTGTTGTAGCGTTGGATGCTGATGAATTTAAAGCGGCGGCAGCTTCTGCCTCGGCCCAAAAAGTCGATGTGGCAGCTACGTTAGCGTTAGGTTCCGGCATTGAGATTGATGCCAACGAGGACGGCTATACCGTAACAGTTACGATGGGGGGTGCCGCTGGCACTGGTACCATCGAGCTTACGATGTACTGGGTTTTGGATTAACCAAACCGAGGGCGGGTGCTTTGCATCCGCCCTCCCTTATTTAGAGGTTTTGGATGGCGAGTGTTGTAGAAATAGCAAACTCCGCATTGAACATGTTGGGTGCAAACAACATAAATTCTCTGACAGAGGACTCAAAACCCGCACGGGTCATTAACCAGAGGTACGCACCAGTGCGAGATGCCGTGTTCCGCGCTCACCCGTGGAATTGCCTCATTAAACGCCAGGCGTTGGCCGCAGATACGGAGGCTCCGGCATTTGAATTTGCCACCGCATTTAGCCTTCCAGGAGATTGTTTGCGTGTTTTACAAACAGAATACCTGGATACTATTTTTCGCGTGGAAGGTAGAAAGATTTTAAGCGACGAGTCTGACATTAACATTTTATATATTTCTCGCGTGGAAGATCCTAACGAGTATGACACTCTTTTAATTGATACGATTGCCACCAAACTAGCGGCAGAGATTGCGTATCCACTGGTTGCATCCAACACGCTTTCCACCAATCTGTTTGTGATTTACGAGAAAAAACTTTCCGAGGCGCGGTTTGTGGACGCTACCGAGGGCATGCCTGGGGCCCTGGATAACGTGGCAGACCGTGGAAGTTTCCAGGCTAACACCTTTATCCAGAGCAGGTTCTAATGCCACGAGCTGCGGTAGCTCTTGAGAATTTTACGGCTGGTCAATTAAGTCCAAGGCTTGACGGGCGCACAGACATCCAGCGGTATCACAACGGTTGTAAGACCCTGGAGAACATGCTGGTCCATCCACATGGAGGTGCCACCAGGAGACCTGGCACGGTGTTTGTGTCGGAGGTGAAAACATCTGCCAATACAACACGGTTGATCCCGTTTGAGTTTGGCGTTACCGCAACAGCCGATACATATATACTGGAATTTGGGAATCTGTATTTCCGCATCTATCGTAATTTTGGGCAGGTCCAAAGTTCCGGCAGTGCTGTTGAAATTACCACTACATATACCTCCGCACAGCTTGCACAATTGAAGTTTACGCAATCTGCGGATGTTATGTATGTCACGCATCCTGAACATGCACCACGAAAAATCAGCAGGACAGGCCATACAACCTGGACGATTACGGATGTTGATTTAAAACGGGGCCCCATGCAGGATGACAACACTACGGATACCACGTTAGTAGCATCTGCGAGGTCTGGAAGCATTACCCTCACGGCTAGTGCTGATTTATTTGTTAGCACGGATGTAGGCAGACTAGTTAGGGTGCATAATGGTTTTGCAAAAATTACTGCTTTCACAAACGCCACTACTGTCACGGCTGCGGTCCAGGAGAACGAGGCAGGTGATGCAGAGCTGCTTCCAAGTTACGCCACCAACACCATAGCCTTTAAGGAAGGAGACCCATCTTCCACTGGCCTGGAGCATAACGATAGGATAACGGATTCCAATAAAGCATTTATAACCGAAGGATTTGAAAACGGGCAGAAAGTTACGATCACGGGTGCAAGCACTTCAGGAAATAATTCCACAAATCTGATTGTCAGTGCTACCGCAGACACAATTCTATTTGCCCCATCAGATGACGTTGCAGAT